TAAGTTACTGCCAAAGTCAGGTTGTGTCCACTTCTCACCTTTACGGATATGAAAGTGATTTATCAAATCACGTTTAGCTAGTTCCAGATCATTTAATCTTAAACTTGCATTCTTTTGATTTACGGTTGTGTAGCCTACTATATTACTCATACAAGTATTTATCAATTAAATTATAGTAGTATTTAATTTTTATTAAAGTGTGATAGTATCAGCAACATGTAGTCGTTCTTCTGGCCACTTTAGGTAATTTTTCCAATTTGCATCTGGAATTTGAAGATCATGAAAGGTTGTTGAATGATTTATTTGAAACCATGTAGGACGCACAGGTTGCCTAATTGGTTTTGGATATAACTTGTCGGCTTTCTTTACATTACAAGGACCGCATGCAGTAACACTATTTTCCCATGTTAGCTTCCCACCTTTTGATTTTGGAACTACATGATCTATTGTAAGCTCGTTGTAGTAAAATAGATTACCACAGTATTGACAACAGTATCCATCACGTAAGTATACATTTTTGCGAGAAAACTTTGCTTTGCTTGGAGGCTTGTGATAAGTGTTCATCATAACAACACTTGGTAGTGGTACTTCTATTGTGGGTGTATGCAAAAATCGACCTGCATAGTTTTCTAGTACATGTACTTTGTTACTCCACATGGCCTTGATTGCATTCTGCCAGCTGATTGTACTCAACGGAAGTAAACTTAAAGGTGTTGCATCAGCGTTTAAAAGTAATACACTTGCATGCATTTTGTCGTCCTTTACTTATTAAGTTGAGATGATAATATCCGTTGTCGTGATTCTGCCATGTGGGGCAAGAACCTATTTGTTAATTCGTAGTATACATACTCTGCTTGAGCTCTGCTTTTATCATCAAGTAATCTTGATGGATACTTGCTTGCTATGTCTTGTATTCCTTGTCGTCTGATCAGCGGTATATTTTTTCGAATTCCATAATCAGCAAGCATAATAACTTTTGCTTCAAGTTGTCTCATAGTCCTATTGGGCCCACTATTAACCATTGCAGTTGCTACATAATTCCATTGTCTATTTTTTACATAATCATATAGATTAAATTTTCTTGTTTCAGAACCCACTGTTGTCCAGTCACCAGTTAGATAATACAAACTTAACATACCATCATATTGGCTTTGGCTTAGGGAGTCTAACACAAATATTTCTTTGAATCTTCTTTCAGCATCTTTAAATACTTCAATCCATATACTGTACGATTCTTCTTCGGTGAGTCCATTTCCATCAACGCCGTTAGTTAAATTGTATCCAATTTTTCTAACTCCATCTGTATCTAAATATGAGTATCCACGCCATGTTATTTTACGCAACAGTAAATTAATTATAGCCGGACTTGCTTCTAAATTTTTAATAGGCACAAGTGTTGTCGCCAGTTCTTTGTCAGTAGCCTTAAATAAATCAAAAGGTAACAAATCTGTTTCTTCTATGGTTGTTGGTAAAGTTAAATTCTTCATGATACTGAATTTCCTTTTGGATACTGATATCCTTCTTGGATTGTCGATGCACCTTTCCACGGATGATGTTCTGGAACTCTACTGTTAATGGTTTCCGTTACGCTAGTGTTTACCATATGACTTTGTGGTGTAGGCTTTTCTGCTTCTGCTGGGTTTTTAGGATGATTTATATCAACACGTGTGCCTTTGATATACGTATTGCTTTTTGACCACATGTTTACTTGCTGATCAGCAGTGCTGTTAATATTGATATGACTATGAATATCAATTGAACCGACAGTGCTTTGTATTTTAATACCTTCAGTTCCTGTGCTTCTGATGTTAACTCCTTGCTCTGCTTCCATATTAATACTTCCCTTGGCATGTACATTGTAATCTCCATCTGTTCCTATGTTTACGCCACCTTGGCTGTATATGTCTACTTGACCTTCAGCATCTAATTCTATCCAACCGGTTCCACCTTTGTTGACTATAAATATGAAACCGTTAGTGTCATCAAGTAATACAGTGTGGCCACCTCTTGTTTTTAGTCTAATATTATTACTAGTTCCATCTTCTGCGCCATCGTCTAGGCTAATAGTATGTCCTGCTTTTGTAGTAACACCAAATACATTACTAGGGCTTTCTCGTCTTGCACTACTCATGCTGTGTCCACGCACAAGATCAGCTGCAAGTCCTGAGTCGTTTAGGTGAGCCACTGATTCAGGGTTTGCAGGTCTAGTATCATTATCTATTTCATCAAGATCATTTTTTTCACTACTTCCGGAAAGTATTTGTTTATCTTCTGATCCATCATATGCATTACTACTTGCTTGACCTCCCATGGTAGCATTACGATCTAGCGGTGGTAGATATCCCACAAAAAATCCTTGTTCCATTGATCCAACAAATGCTACTAATATATTTGATCCAACTGCTGGCGGTTGAGGCCACATGCCGTACGTTTTTGGCGCACCTTCGTATGATGTAACATCTTCTGATGATTCTGTAATTTCCGTATTGCCGCCAAACGGTGTTGTTAATAAAATAATACGTTCAAAGTTTGTTCCTAGTTCTGGTATGATTACAGTTACCTTACCATTATGTTTTACATCTTTGTCATTAACTACTTCAGCTACATATACTCCCGCAATATTATTAATATTATAACCTTGATGCGGATTTGCTCTACCTGGAGTTTCAACATTTGTTGATTTTATACCTATTCCACTATATCCTGCCATTATTCACCTACCTCTAAATTTATTAATGTATCAGCTAATAGAATGGGATTGCTGTTCGGGTCTCGATAACAACTAACTGATTGTGTAAATTTGCCTTGCGAAAACTTACTATGAATGTATGTAACTTTATAAATGCCTGTTGTTACTAAGTCGATTGGTCCTCGTCGTTGTCTTTCAAGCAAATCAATTGGTTCTGGCACAAAGCTAACAAATGCTATATAGACTGAACCTGTTTGTGTGTTAAAGAAATTTTTATTATTAGTACCCATGAATATTGGATCACCTTTGGTTTCTATTGTCATAGTTTGATTATCCAATAATCTGCCAGCTTGTGATTGTAGTGCTCCAGCAGCAATTTTAGAACCCGGACTAATTTCATTAACCATTTGGCCTTCTGCGCTAACCATCTTAATATCAAATACTGAATTTTGATTAACATTAAATTTATCTAATTGTAAGTCACTTAGGTATTTCACCGGAGACGAAACGACAAACTGCTCGTCACGGTGTGGATTAGCTATCCATTCTTCAACTGGCTTATTAGTTCTTATATTTGATTCAAATTGAAATTTCTCGTCTGCATAATATATACCAACACCAGGAGACATTGCATTAAAAAACCCGTTCTGAATTTTTATATCTACTGCTTCTACTTCTGTATTTTCGCCTGTGTATTGATATGAATATTTTTTTATAAGACTTGGCAATATCTGTGATTCAAAACGTTCTTCTTGTACTGATTTTACATTTCTAAGTGCTAAAATACTAGCTTCGTCTGGTGGCGGAGTAGTGTCTGTTTTTCTTACTTTTATTACTACTTTAATTTTTCTTATTTCTTGGTTAAAATGGCCATGCATCTCACCAGATAGTTTTGTTATTTGTTCTACTTCAATTGCATAAGTTACTCCACCTTTAGCTGCTTCTAAATTATAATCTGCAAATGTCGGTATATTTGTAGCAAGGGTGTCGGCTATCCACGAAGTTAACTGTGTTTCTCTATTCAGTGTTGTTTGTCTTATACCTAATGTTTCGACACTTTCTGCTAATCCACCTTGATTAACAGCATCTGCTGTTCCTGCCCATTCTGCAGATCGTAAATCAAATCCAGGAATCGCACGTGTTTCAATAGCTCGTATAGTTGCTGATGGATCAAAATCTACATCCCATTCAATTAGTGGCTTTACTCCGCCAGCTCCTGGGTGACCTAAATTTTCAACCATGTTTTGGGCACTTTTGTTTAGTGCAATCTTTAACTGATCAGCAAATGTTTTTGCTGTTGTGATGTTTTCTACAGTTATACTTTCTCGTACTGCTGAATCCTCTTGAGCAAGTTTTTCAAGTGGTGCGCCTATTATGAAATATGATGCACCTGCTGGACCAAGTGAGCCATTTATTTCTGAAATCTTCATTGAGTATAAAAATGGATCAGGGTATTTAACAGTAGCGCCAGTTACTGGGTCTCTGCCTATAAAATCTAATTTTAAAACATATAATTGTGCTGCAAAGTTTGTACCTGTTACGTTTTCTTTTTTCATCATTCTACCAGCTGCTAATATTCTATCCATAAATGAAAATCCTAAATTTTCGTTTAAATCAAATTGGATTTCATTTGCAGTTGCATGGCCATTGTTGACACTTGCTGCGGCGGCACTTATGTTAACGTTCTGTATGTTAAATGCGCCTTCTACTCCGTCTTCGGCAATAATAATTGCTTTGCCGGCATTGAGTGCTGGTTCGTCAGTGGGCGAAAGATACGCAAATGGGTTATTCCACACATCTGAATCTGTGATATAAAATGTAAATTTGTATGTGGCTGATGATACAGTGTTAAGCCAATTGTCTTTTAACATTACGTAAACCTTGTTGGTACTTTAATACTTAGTCCTGCTGTAAAGTCCATGATAGGATCATTTAGTTCGTCTTGGTTGATTAATGCAAACGCCCACCATAGTTTTGGATTACCATATAGTTCATTTGCTAACATATCTGGACGTTGGTGATATCTTGGTTGTATAGTGTATGGAGTTGTTGCTATGCCTTTGATATCAGCTACACTTGGTTCCCATATATCTAAATATTTATTATTCTCTATAGTTGTAGATTTATATAAACTATCTCTTCTATATTCAGTGGCCATTACATGAATCCTCCCATTAATCCACCATTTGCAAAACGTTGAATATCAAATTGTTTTCTAACTCTATTTGGTGATAGTTGTACTGATAGTTCTAACGACATTACTAGCATAGTTGGTAGTACACCAAAGTCGCCTTCGACATAGTTTACATCTTCTTGCATTGTGTAGTTGAAGCTTCTAATAACAACTGGAACGTTTTGTGCATGCATAGTATTTTTACCATATGCTGCAAGCACTAGTATAGGAGGAGGTGTGCCTGCTGTTCCTCTTTGTTTTGCTGCTTCTCCAAAGTCTGGCTTGGTACATGATTTAAAAAATTGTATAGAGGCGGCTGTGTATGCTGCTTCGGTTAAATCATTTGAAACAAAGTTTGCTGTAATACTTATAGTTGGACTTGGTGTATTAATATAATAATTTGGTTGATATGCAGTGTGTGTAGCATCGTATGTTCCATAAGAAGCTTGGTGTCCCATTTGTATTGTCGGAGTAAGTGGAAATGTAACTCCACCCATAAAGTCAGCAAGCATTGGATCTCGCAAGGGAGCTAACACTCCTGTTAACGGAAACGGATTTTCTTTTTGTGCTTTTAATGATACTCTGTTCCCTCGTATTCCTGCTTGATCAAACAACGATGAATTGTGAAAACCTGCTATCATACTCATGTCAGTCTCTCCTCAATGAATCTAAATATCTTTTCATCAAACTTTCCAAAGAACTTAGTAAACATTTTTTGTTTTTCTTCAGTTGATACATTACTTGCCATTGTTGCTCGGAAGTCACTTGCACTCATACCGCCTTGCATAAGAGGTGCTTCGTAAAAATATATCATTTCGCTTTGTGGTTTTATTTGTGAGATATCATCTGGCAATTTTTGTACATTTGCTGATCCACCCAAGCGTCCTGCATCTTTGGCACCAAACACCAACACAATACCTGTTGTATTGTTGTCTCTGCCTACTGTAGATGGTTCACTTCTGTATGGATTGCTGTTTACAATCTTGTCTGCTGGTATGCCAAACATCGT